GGTTAAGACTTGATAGGAATATTCTTGATAAAAATCATTATCGTGTAGGTATTTATCAGAAGATAAGAATGACTTTCGGTTAACATAGTAACCTTCACCAATACCATTGAATCCTAAGAAACCGACTACCTGTGCTTTCTTATTCGCATCATCATCGGATTGAGCATTGAGTACTTCACCATCCCGATATCCAAAACCTGAGTCTACTAGTTCAACGGCAGTGATAATATTATTACCGTTAAATGCGGTTGACAATACTCGGCCGTTCAGACCAGACCTAGGCTTACGTCTCATTTCACGCACTCTACGAATACGTGCGGTCACATTTGAATCCTGACCTGTAAAGAGTTCACCAGAAAGTCTTTGTGTTTCATATCCTGTACGTTGTTCACCGGGTGAATCAAGATCAGGACCTATAAAGTCAGATACAGGCGCAGACAGTGTATTATATTGTTGGCTGACTCGCAGGCGTGTTGCAATAATTCTTTTATTCTCTCGGTCGTGTTCAACAATGCGAGCCCTCATACCAGAGGTAACTCCTTCAATAACTTCTAAATCCTGAAAGTTTTTCTCTGCCTCGTCATCTAAATCGCCGTCTTCAGCCATGTAATAGATTTCAAAGTCATATCGTTCTAGGTGATATGTTTTCTTTTCAAAGACCTCAAAGAATGGGTCAATCGAATAACCTTCACCAGGATTGGTTACGAAAATCTGATTAAATTCTCCGATGGCAATGTTTTCAAAACCGTCAGCAGCAATTACGTCTTCAATCGTATTTGCATAACCACCCACACCCTCAAGACCATAATCGGCCGAATCAATCTGTACATTTGCAATGTCTTCAATAAACTGTGTGGTGTTTGCAGAGTAATGATCGACCAGTGTTTGTGTCTCTGTAAATTCCTGAATCTGGAAACTTGCCTCTACACCACCCGCAAAACCGTAGATTGTACCCATTTCGAAATGGCCACCTGAAGTGGGGTTATGAGTATTCGCACCTTTATGGAAAGTCTCAACGGGTGTAATGATACCAACATATGTGTTTGAAACATCAAGAATTGTAAACTCTTTATTATCAGATTGTCTTACAAATGGCAAGTCTGTACGGAACATTCCTGTGTCACGGGTAATATCAACTGTTGCTTTGTTAAGCGTTGCGTCGAATTCAGAGAGTACCACAACCGCGTTTGCAAATTCTTGTGATACACCATTGATCACACAATTCTGTGTAATGACATCACCATTCGCCAGTAGATTTGTCGATGTCTCGGCCGGAATGGCGGTGTATTCGTATGTCATGGTGGCATTCGTCGCAAATCCCATGACGTTTGCGGTTGCGTTACATACTTCTACGTTAGACGCCGCGAAATAACCTTCATCATTTGCTTGAAGGAAAATCTGAGATTGTGATTCAATAAAGGTAACGTTATCGTATACTTCACCATTATAGTTCAGCGTCAAAATATTGTCGGTCGTAGAGAAGTCCACAATGCGGCCTTCAAAGACCACGTTTGCTGTATTCGCATCATTGCTTTCGTAACACACAATATTCGCTTCTCGGATGCCTTCACTGATATCTTCAAGAAACTCTCCATGAATATCGTCGTTTGCAATGGCCTGTCCTACGTATATCTCAACAAGGTCTTGTTGTAGTGTAGTGAATTGCTGAAAGTGATCGTTCATTGCAAAGTATGATGTATTTGATGTTTGGAAATTATTCATCTCATATACATTGCGTGAACCGATAACCTCTGCTTCCTCACTGAAGCCCCATCCTCCTCCGAGAAGGGTAAAGTTTACGATACCCGTAAAGTTCTGTGTTTCACCGACTCGTATCTTCGCTTTCTTACCTGAACCATCTGTAATCGACAGTGTTTCACCTACAAGGAATCCTTCGTCTGACTGTTGAATGGTCAGAGTAGTCAACGATCCAATGACTCGCACCGAAACGTTATTAGTTAATTCTGTTGTAAAGACCTGTTCACCGGTACGGAAACGGCCTGAGAGACCAGACAGATGCAAGACGTTAATATACTTGCCGTCTTTATTGATTCGAATTAGGCGTTCAACAAATGCTGTCGATTTAGTAGTAGCACCTGTAACGGTAACTCCCACCATCTGTACGTTTGTATCTAACTCTTCTACCTCTAGATATCGAACATCCGTCCATGTGTTATCTGACAGACGGAATATATCATCACCTGGATAATATACGTTCGCTTCGAATCCATAGATCAGTTTAAAGAAAAGGTCAACCGCACGTTCTGTACCCTTCGCACGATAAAAGTCCAAAGAGTTCTTAATAAACTGTTCTTTGTTCGATGCGATATTAAACTGAATATTAGGTAGGAATTTTGATTTAAAATAAATGATGAAGTCTTCAATGGTTCTATCAACATCACGATATTCACCTAATCGTCGAGCATGGTACAGTGTTTCATTTTGTGATTCCATCCACTCGTAGTAAGCCTGTACAAATGCAATAAACATTGGACCTTCTTCCCGATAAAACTCGGGAAAAAGACTCGCAGTAAATTGACTTATATTTTTCGTAATGTCTTTTGCCATTAGATTCGAACCTGTTCTACTCGGACCCTAATATCTGCATCTCGTATAGAGAGAATGGTGTTTCGTGCAGAGGTAATATCAACCTCTGCGGTTCTTGCAGTAATCGCAAGTTCGTTAGCATTCAGAATAGCATCAGGCTGGAAACCTTCTAACTTGATTTCACCTGTGTCGTAATTGACTGTACCGATCTTTTCAACTTCACGGTGGTTCTTTTCAACACCGGTCATAATACGCATCATACCTTCGCCGTCATCCTCTAAGAAACAAATCTCATTGTTGTAAAGGAAAGGACCAGATTCTACGATTGCAATTTCCTGATTAGGGTGATCGCCGGATAACTGACCAATATCATCACGTAAGGCCATATCAAATCGTATATCGTAGTTACGTGTTTCACCTGATTCTGGTGTTAACAGTTTCACGGCCTTGACTTCTGTATCGTTACTTACAATTGCACCCAGTGAATTATCGATGGCTGCAATGAAACGAGAATAAAACAGTGTCTTGCGGAAACCATTAATATTCTCTGTATTGAAATCTTGAATAGTAGAGAAAATCAGTGAACGGATATCCTGTTGTGTCAATGAGGTCTGGTTAATGTCATACTTTACCCTACAGTTTACGTCAAGGTAAGTGTATGCAGGTTCAACAAAGATTGGATCAATTGACAGAGGACTTCGACGTTTAATGAAGTTCTTATATTCGTTTGCTTTTGACGGGGGTAGCACATCAGTTTGCTTTAAGTCTACCGCAACGACAACTTTACCAAATTGTGGAGGAATTGCCTCTTCTCCGCCGTAAGCAGAGACATCGTTGATCTCGGAGAAATTACGCAAGAGGATCGACTTATAGTCATCCGCAGTTACCACCCTTTCTTGTGTTGTAAAGGCACGTGGTGCGTTTAACTTAATTGATGTCAGTGATTCAGATACAGCGCCACCGGCCGCGGCAGATTGTGCAACAACACGATTCACGGTTGCAGTACCAATGTTGCCGTCAGAGGTAAATCGTTGAATACCATTCGGCAGTTCACCGTTACATGCACGATACTGAATCAATACAATCGAACGGTCTTTTGGTTGTCGGCCGATTACGCCGTCACCAAATACAATTTCGTATGACTCACCTTCGGATGGTTCAATAAAGAATACCTGTGATTGTGCATCAAGGTCAAACAGTGAGTCAGTAAACTTATATGAGAGCGTTGTACCACCGTTGTCTTCGATCACTGCAACGGTCAAACTGGTTGTATCGACGGTGCGATTAGAGAGTTTATAACGGACTGGATTCTGATAGTCAACCACGTAAGAGTCTGAAACATAGTCACCTTCATAGAGGTCAACTGTCGCAGTAAAGGTATTATCACCTTGAGCCTCTGCAAGATAGTTTTCCGCAGTCACAAAGGTAAATGACTTCGCACCGTCTGAACCTGTAAATGCAGTACCACGTGGAATGTTAACTGATCCAGCGGTTGTATCTGTCATCTGTAGATCAACGGTTGCACGTGCTGAACGGAAAGAACGAGGCAAATAGTTCAATTCCTTAGCATGAGAAACAATTGAGTCACGTAAGACCGCACTATCAAGAAACATTTCGTTACCAATCATATTCAGGTAGAAACCATTTAGATTGGTATTATACGCAAGAACGTCCAAAAGGACGTTCATGTTAGAGGCATCGAAATCGTAATCTTTAAACAGGTCTTGAGACTTTAGATAGTCTTTTAGATTTTGTTTTGTTGATTCAAAATCGAGTGTAGTGTAATTGATACTTGAATTGGCCATGGTTACCGTGCTCTGTATAGGTTAATTTCTAGACTCTCATCTTCTGAGACATTCAGTATTCCAAATTTGACTGTCACGTTTACCTCAAGTGTTTCTAAATTAGACTGTACAATGACTTCATGGGTCTTGACTCTTGGTTCAAATTGTTTTATCATTGCTTCTACGTCTACGCGGATTTCTGTATCTGTCATCTCATTCATATTCTCAAACAGATATCGTCGAATATTACCGCCGTACTCTGGATTACGGAGTCTTTCATATTTATTCGTTAGGAGGAGATTGCGTAGAGATTGTTTTACAGAATCAACATCACGGCGCCGAGTAACTTGCTTTGTGGCCGGATGAGGCATGAAGTTGGTAGCAAAGTCAGAAAAAAATTCCTTTGTGCCACCACTCTGTAGAAAGTTATCGTTGACTTTTGAATTCTTGACTCCCATCGGGAAATCTCCTTGTTATTCTTTTTCTTTTGGCGGAGGCGTCGATATCAAATGATCAAAGCTTCTATCAGGATGTTTTCCTACTAAAAAATAACCGCCGTTGTTTTTATTCACAAAACCTTTCATTTTAAATAAATCTTTTAATTTATTAAACCACCAAACGTGATCTTCTACAATTAAATGTGCATTACGTCCATCAGGTAGAAACGTCAACGCTTCGGTGTATTGAATATAAAATAGAATGTTTGAGTTACGGCCTCTTAACTTGGATTCTATATGTAGTAAAACATCGTCTAGTTTTTCTGGCTCGACATGTTCTAATACGTCTAAACAGTAAATCATATCAGCAATACCTGGATCACTATCTTTACCCGGTATTGCAGGATCATATTCTAAGAAACGAGTAGAAATCATATGACCCGCAAAAGGATGACACTGTTTCAGAGTACCTTTACCACAACCATAATCTAATTGACGCCATCGTTCAAATGCATCTTTACCATATAACTTTTCTGGTAAATTAAATATTTTATGTTGTTCGAATATCTGTACGATGGTTCGAATATGCCGTGTTGCACCAGACGTACCGAATCCTTGTTTATTCTCATGAAAACTTCTAAGCGTTTCTTGATATTCTTTCGATATTAACTTATCCA